ACTTGCCTTAATGTCCGCCTCGCTGGGCTCTTCTCCCGTATCTGGATGGCTATGTACTATGGCATATATATCGCCTGATAGGCTCGCTTTAATATACTCCTTAGGGTCAATATAAAAATCTTCTTCAGGATTTTCAGCTTTGTTCTCACAAGGTATCCAGTAAAGCTTACCTTTTTTATTCTGTAGTAGGCCACAACCTTCCTTAGGAAACTGTTCTACAAAATATTCAAAAATTTGTTTATCGTCTTTGTACAGCACCAGGAAAACCTCCAAAAGGTAGAGAAATTTGAGATTTATTCGCAGAAGCAGATACAGCAGTAGGTATAGTTTCGTGAACTTTGGCGTAAAACCTAAGCCTACAAGAAGCTAAAGATTTTCCACAAATATCTCCTGCTGTCCAATAAGGGCCTTCTTTAATAGGCTGGTGATTATTGGCATCCTGAGTAAGTTTTACTTTCCACAGTACTCCGCTATTTAACACATAGTCGTTAAATCGTGGGTCTTTATACGCATTGTACTGACCTGAAGTAACATATGTTCCCGCATACTTACGTACTCGTCTCCATTTAATTCTCTCAGAATCAGAAGGAGCTGTGCTGGTATTGTCTACTAAACACTGCCAGTAATTTACCCTATTCGAGGCTGAGAGTACTCCCGAAGAATTGACTTTATAAAATCCAGCTGGAGTAGTCTCTGTAGTAGAAAAATACTCTCCCCTATTAGCCGTGCCGCTGGACCACGCAGTAAAAGTAGTATTAACTATATACTCATCCTCACGTGTCATAAAGATATTTTCAGTACTTTGCCTAAATTTAGACTCCCAATCACACCCACCAACCCTATCGTAAAAATCTAAGGAATCTTGAGCTCCTTTATACTTAAAAGGACAGGCGCCCCCTACAATAACTCTTCTAGGTAGCTGTATTCCCGCTAAGTCGTAAGGAGTGGCAAGTTCAAATTCTACCAGCATAACATTCTTAGATTTAATTCTATCAATTATAAATACTTGCTTTGGTAGCTCAACAGGAGCATTCCCCTCTCCAGAGTCTCCAGACTCTCCTACTAAATATCTTTGAAAAGTAGTTCTTCTAGATATCTTTTTACCTATTAAGGATTCAAAGTCTCCGTCAATAACAGTTCTTAAAGTATTCTCTAAATTGGCCATAGTTACTGTAGGACGATTATAGGAACCGTCCGAAGATATATCAAAGCCTTCCACCTCTATAGGGAAAGGTTCATATGTTCGAACAGTACCTGAAATATCTCTAAACTGAACTTTATCACTAAGGGATGGATTATCATAGCCTCCAGGATAAAAATATAAAAAACTACCCTCTGCATATTCAAGGTCATATAAAACTACCAGAGCTGAGCCTGGGTCTTGTTTTTGAGCATCGTCTATAGCTTCATTTGTCATGGTTCATATACCCTTCTAAAAGTTGCTGTACAGGAGTTTATAGAGGTATTAAAATATGTCTGACTATATGTATCACATACTACTTTTACAGTCCTTTCTCCAGAGCCGTTAGGTATAGTAAAAGAAAAAGAAGTTACTCCCTTTTTTGTGTCTAGAAAATCCATAATTGTATTAATTTCAGTATTCGGTCTATTATTAAACGAAACATTAAAAGTTTCTTTTATACTATTAATACCTCTTTGAAGTCTCTGTTCATACCCATCGCCAAAATCTACTTTATACATATTAGGTTTTGAGGATTGTTGTATATTCCTATCCGGAGTATAATAAGTTCCACCTATACTTATTCCAATTGTCATTACGCTGCTCCATAAGGGCTAAGAATACCACCAGGCCGTTTTTGACGCTGTAATTCTTCTTGAACTGCTCCAGCAATGAGTTTTCCGATGTTAGCTCCTTGCTGTCCATTGCTGCTAGAATCTGAGCTAGAACCGCCTTGCCCGTCCATAGATACATTGACAGTAACATTATTGTTTTGTCCAGATCCATTCATAGATACTGGAATAGACTTCCCATCGGGAAGAGGGACTACTGCTTCTGTACCGTGTAAGATTGCAGGATATCCTGAAGTAGAACCTTTTGCTATACCTCCATCGGCGTACCCGCCCATCTTCTTACCTGCGGAAAATACACCACCATTTCTACCTGTCACCGGAATAGAGCCTCCGACACCCCCCAAAGTAGACATAATAGAGCCGCCAAAAGAAGTACCCATTAATAGTTTGAAAACAAGAGCTTGGGTTATCATTTGAGACAACTGTTTTAACACAGATAAAGCTACGTTTTTAAAAGCATCTTTTAACGTCATAGTACCTTGTATTAGTCCATTTATACTATCAGAAAAAGAACTAACAAAACTATTTTGTAGTGCTAGCTTATTTTCTAGTATTTGTTTGTTTTCATACTCAACCCCTAGGAGGACTTTTGCATTTTCAATTGCGTCTACAGTTTGAAGCTGTCCTGAAGCTATTCGGCTGTTAATTTGTTGTTGTACATATAATTTTTTACCTAGTAAACCAACAGTATTAAACTCCCGCTCAGAGCTTTCTACTGAGGTATTTAATTGGTTTATACTTGCCTGCTCCCATTCTCTTGCTAGCCTTAGTGCTTCTGTCGTTAAGGCTACAGAATCCTGAGCCTGCTGCACCCTTTTCTCGGCAGCAGCAAGTTGTGTATCCTCAATTGCAGTTCTAAGGGCCGAAAATCTTAATTCATTTTGAGCTCTTTGAGCATTTCGTAGTTGCTGGTCTGCGGAGTCTTTGTTTAATTTAGCTTGGTTAATTTTTTCTACTGTTATGGCTTTTTGTTGGGCTATCCCAAAATTTCCCGAGCCTATTCCGGACTGTGCTCTCTGTAAGTCTAACTGAGTAGAAGCTTGTTTACGTGATATAGCTAGAATCGCTGCATCTGCTCTTAATTTTTCTTTTGTAAGAAATACAGCCGCTTCTTGAGCCTGATTTTTCTCAAGCTGTATATCCCTATCATTTTTCGCAATAGTTACTCCGTTTTTTGCTAATCGGTCTAGTCTTATAGCAGCATCAATTTCAGCTTGGGTATACTTATTTGCTTTATCTTGTACTACCAAGAGATTGTCTGCTGCTGCTACGGCTTCTAACTTCGCTTTTAATACACGGTCTTCGGCTTGTATATCTGAAGCACGAATATTGCTAAGTTTTTGTTCAAGGCTTATTCCTGCCGTTTGTAACTCGCTTATCTGTAATGACGCCGCTTCTTGTTTGCCTAGTATCGCGGTCCTTTTCTCTGAGGAATTATTCAATGCTGTCTGTAAACTTAATAGTCTTCGATTATCAAGCTTTTGTTGCTCGATTGCCTTAGTTCCGTCTTTTATTGCATCATTTCGCTTTTCGGTTTCGTTCGTAATTGCTTGAATTTCTTTCTCTAATTGTCTTATTTCTCTGCCACGTTGGATAACCTTATTTTGAGCTATTTGACCTGATTGAGTAAGCTTTCCGCTCTTCATTCTACTAGTTTTACTTTCAAGTACATCCTGCTGTATTCTTTTTCTTTCTTTTAGAAATTCAAGTTCTTCTCTAATTTCTTGTTTTCTGCCTATATTACGTTGTTGCGACCCCATTGCCTCCATAGATACTTGTTTTTGGGCGGCCCGCAAAGAATCTAGTGCTTTTGTTCCTTGCTCAACACCCGCAGCTATATCTAAAGATACTTTTGCGAATGGATCTACTGTTTTAACATTTACAATAGCTAGGAGACCGTCTTTTATAGTTTTTAAAGTTTCTGGCCACTTCTCTAAAGCTGTAGCGCCTTCTACTATTTGTGACTGCAATAGTGAAAACTCAGCAGTTAATTCAAATTTTCCTCCCTCTTTAAGACTTTCTAAGCCCGCTAAAAAAGGTTTGAATCTTGCGTCTAACTTAGTTAAGTTTTTAAAAGTTTTTTCGAGTTCTTTGAAGGCTCCATTTATTTTTTCTGGATCTGCGTCTTCTGAAAATGCCTGGAATGCTTGAATTTTACTGAGAACCTCAGCACTTTTTATTGCATTGCCAGTTTGAATAGCTATTTCCGAAGTGCTTAAAGCTACCTGTTTTCTAATCTGAATACTATTTTGTAGTTCTTCATTTAGAGAACTAGAAGTTTGTATAAATTTATCTGCAGCAGCATTAGCTTTTTCTATATATTCAGGAATAGGAAAAAAACTTTGGTATAGCTGTTTACCTAAATCGATAGCTAAAAATATGAGACCTATTAAAGGGAGGGCACCTAAAAGCTTTCCTAAGCCTGCGGTTAAAAACTTTAGGGTTCCGAAAAATTTTCCTGCTTCTGCCGTTGCCCGAGCATATCCTGCACTAATTCTAAGAAAATATTTGTTCCAACCTGTTGCCTGTTCTGCTAGTTGAGTTTTATGTGCCGCGGATATTATTCGTATATCTCTTAAAATAGCTTTTCTTTCTTGCCTACTTCCATTTAGTACTGTGGATGTTTTGCTTTTAGCCGCTTTTTCAAGAATTTTAAGTTGACCTGTTGTCCACTCGTCAGTACTTCGTATAGTTTTTATTGTCTTGCTACTAGCATTACCTAGTTTAAGAATGCTTTGTGCAGAATCGTCTACACTGCCCCCTAATTGTGCCATAACGGGAATAGCGGGTAAAAAAGATTTTGCGAAAGAAAGAGCGGCAACACTTAAAAGAGCAGAAAAAGACGCTAGATTTTCAGATAAGAAATCAAATACGGGGGCCGCACCTCTAGTTATAAATTGCTGTAAAGGTATAAGAAGTTCATCAAAACTTGCACCTAACCTATTTACAGCTTGTCCTGCAGGATCTATAATATCTGCTATCTTCCCGTATTTTTTCTCAGCTTGAGTAAGTACGTCATTAGCTACCGCTTGTTGTTTTTCGAAAGTAGTAAGCCTTCTTCCTGTAATATTCAGTGATTCAGCATACTTTTTAGAAGCATCTTCTAACCGTAAAATAATACCTAATTCGTCTAATAATTCTGGTTCTGCTTTTGTTACACCCCTAATAAGACGATTAAATGAATCCGTTAAATCTCGTCCTAGTACGGCGGAAGCGTTTTTAGCGGCAGTCGCTA